TATGTGTAGTCACCATCACCAACCCGTGGCTGGCGTTGCTTACATTGGTATTATTGCTGCTAATAAACTCATCGGTCTTAGCAAGTATACCCGCATTGCTCAATGGTGTGCCCGAAGAGGAACTTTACAAGAAGAACTTTGCAATGATATTGCCCGTGAAATTAGCAAAGCTACTGATTCCGAAAATGTAGCAGTTTATGTACAGGCAGTGCATGGTTGCTGTGAAAACCGAGGCATTATGGCACACTCTAGTCTAACACAGACTACAGTACTCAAAGGCACATTCAAAGACGATCCCCATACAAAAAAAGAATTCTTTGACAACATTAAACTACAACAAGAGTTTGCACCAAGATGAGATACATTACTAACAAATTTGACAGCATTCGCTTGCCAGTCGAACCTGGTTTGCTAGAGTGGTTGCAGGAAACTTATCCTGCATCAAAATACTTTATTAAGGACACAATAAATGAAATGGTTTAAAAAACTAGTTGCCGGTTGGGCGAGAGAAGGCAGAAATTATGAAGAAGATTGTAAAGAGCCTAGCAGGTTAATCAGCACAGCCGAGAGTTCATCAATCAATGATGACCCTGTACTAAACTTTAAAGTCTATTCAGCAGTGGGTGGCAAGGTTGTAGAGTTTAGACGCTATGATCGCAAGAGTGATCGCAATGATTCTACTACTTACATTATAACTAATGATCAAGACTTTGGTGATCGTATCGCTAAGATTGCAACAATGGAACAATTAAAATTATGAGTAAAATTAAAATCGCAGAGTTATTTTATAGTATACAAGGCGAAGGACGCTACATGGGCGTTCCGAGTGTGTTTCTGCGCACATTTGGTTGCAACTTTACATGTGACGGTTTTGGTATGCCACGTGGTGAACAGAGCAAAGAGCGTGATTTTATTGCAGCCGATATTAAAAAGTTTTTCAAATATGAAGACTTGCCATTGGTAAGTTCAGGATGCGATAGTTATGCAAGTTGGGATCCACGCTTTAAAGACCTAAGTCCAATGCTTACAACAGATGCCATTGCAGATCGCATTTGTGAAATTATTCCTTACGGCGGTTGGAAAGACGAACATTTAGTTATCACAGGAGGTGAACCATTACTAGGCTGGCAACGTGCTTACCCGGACTTATTGAGTCATCCTAAGATGCATGGATTGCGTAATATAACTTTTGAAACTAACGGTACTCAAAAAATTGATCCTGCATTTAAAGAATATTTAATTGACAATCATTGGACATACGGATGTGAACAAAAAGAATTAACATTTAGTGTTAGTGCTAAACTTCCAGCAAGTGGAGAAAAGTGGGAGGATGCTATTCTACCCAAAGTTGTTTGTGAATATGAACAAATTGGAACTGCATATTTAAAATTTGTAGTAGCGACAGAAGATGATATTACAGATGCAGAACGTGCTGTAGTGGAATTTAGAACGGCAGGATTTAAAGGACACATTTATCTAATGCCTGTAGGCGGTGTTGAAAGTGTATATACATTAAATGCAAAGAATGTAGCACTAGCGGCTATGAAGCGCGGCTGGCGCTATAGTGATAGATTACAAGTTCCGCTTTTTAAAAACGAGTGGGGGACTTGATGCAAATTAGTGGTTTTAAAAGTTTACCAAGAGCAACTCCGTTTGCTCCAGAGTATCATTATGTATTAGGACAATGTGCAATTGAAGGAATTGATTTTGATAAAATTGCAAAAATAGTTCTTGATAAAGAGCTTAGTGTAATAAATGATACGTTAGATGAATATAAAAAAGAAAATCAAATACTTGAAAATTTAGGAATGAGTAATCCCTACTTCGACGGGTATACTGGTTTGGGTGATAACAGCTTAACTTCTCGTTCAAATCTATTTAATGTGTTTCATTGGAAAGATGACGAAATTCAAAAATTATACGGTGAACTTCATAAGAAATATTTGGATTTTTTACAAGAATTAAAAGTTCCAAGATCAAAAGTTTGGATACAATGCTGGGCAAATGTTATACGTGACGGGCAAAGTATGAAACCTCATATACATTCTGTAGATCCTTTTTGTTATCTTGGTGGACATATAACTGTACAATGCAACGATACGTCAACTGTTTATATTAATCCAGTTAATCAACTTAACGATCCTAATGAATTTAAAGTTAAAAATGTTGTAGGAAATCTTACTATATTTCAAGAATGTATTCCGCATTATACTACCCCACATACTGGTGAAAAAGAAAGAATAACATTAGCATTTGATTTACTGGTGGATCAACATGCTACCGCAGTTAATAAGGCTAAATCATTAACATCAAATTTAATGTTATTTGATGACATTTAAGGACAACTATGAAACAATTTATTAAGAAAATTTTTGGTATTGAAAAATTAGAAAAAGAAAAAGAAGAAGTTATTGCTAGGTTAGAAGAAGCTAAAAAAGCAGAAACAACTTCTAAAATGACTCCAAAAGAACTAGCCACTGCAAAAGGTGAACCCTGGGTAGCAGTATTGGACACTCACGTTAATAAAGAAAATCCAAGGAATGGCTTTTTTGAACTTGACTGGAATGAGATTTTTGTGCTACAATTGAAACAAGCTGGATACGGATTTGAAGGTGATCCAGACGAAGAAATTGTAGACCGTTGGTTTAGAGATCTTGCCCGAAATATGTTAGGGGAAGAAGGACAAGATGTCACTCGAGGCGCAGGGTTTATTAATGTTGTTCCACTAGCACAAGGCAAATCAGAAGTTTCATGACATACATTTTAGTTGATACTGCAAATACATTCTTTCGTGCTAGACACGTTGTTCGCGGCGACGCAGACATTAAACTAGGCATGGCCCTTCATATAACATTTAACAGTATCAAGAAAGCATGGAATGACTTTGGAGGTACTCACGTGGTATTCTGCCTTGAAGGTCGAAGCTGGCGTAAAGATTTTTACAAGCCTTACAAAGCTAATCGTGCAGAAACTCGTGCGGCAATGAATACAAAAGAGCAAGAAGAAGACAAGCTCTTTTGGGAAACATTTGACGCTTTTAAAGAGTTTGTTGAAACAAAAACTAACTGTACAGTCTTACAACATAAACAACTAGAAGCAGATGATTTGATTGCTGGCTTCATACAAATGCATCCTAATGATGATCATGTGATTATTTCGACAGACAGCGATTTTCACCAGTTAATTGCAACTAATGTCAAACAGTATAATGGTGTAGCAGATACACTAACTACACATGAAGGCATCTTTGATAAGAAAGGCAAAAGTGTAGTTGATAAGAAAACTAAAGAAGCAGTGTCTGCACCTAATCCGCAATGGATCTTATTTGAGAAATGTATGCGTGGCGATTCAAGTGATAATGTCTTTAGTGCGTATCCAGGTGTGCGTACTAAAGGTACAAAAAACAAAGTTGGCCTAACAGAAGCATACGAAGATAAAGGTAAAAAAGGCTGGGCGTGGAACAATCTCATGCTGCAACGTTGGGTGGACCACGAAGGCAACGAACATAAAGTATTAGATGATTATAATCGAAATGTTATTCTAGTTGATCTTACTGCACAGCCTGAAGACATTAAAAAACTAATTAAAGAAACTATTGAAGAAAAAATTCAAGAGCCTAAGAATATTAGTCAAGTAGGAATTCGATTATTAAAGTTTTGTCAGCTGTATGACATGAAACGTATGATGGATAGTATTGAATCATTTGCTCATCCATTTCAAGCAAGATATATTAAATTGTCGGAGACACAATGAATTTAAAAGCTAAACCTATCGTAGACGGTAAATTTTGGATTGTAGAACAAGACGGTGAACGTGTTGCTACTCTACATAAGAAAGAAAATAATAAATTTATGCTTAGTTCAAAAGATGGCGAAGCATATTTCAATAAAAAAGATGAGCTAACAAAACGATTTGGTAAAGACTTTTTTCAAGTTAGCGATAAAGTTAAAATTGTACACGAGGAAATTAGAGATGTCTATAATTATCCAACTAGTTGTAGACCGTATAATCCCCTGTTTAATGTACAACGAAAACTACCGTTGTTTACAAAGAGTGAAGATAGTAAAAGTTTGTATTGTGCAGGCTATTACACAATTAAATTTGATAAGGGTTGGGTCAAGAGTTTTTGTCCTAAATTAATTACAATTGAAAGATATCCGTATAAGGGACCTTTTAAGAGCGAAATTGAAATGAAACAGGTATTGTCCAATGCTAAATCCGATTAATACTATACCTATTCAGCAATTTATTCAACAGGTTAAGGCTGCGGATCTTACACAACAACGTGAGATTAAATTAGATATTAAGACGGCTAAAGCATTAGCCTATTGTCTAGGTGAAGTTAGTGCAAAACTTCTAGAAGACCACGATATGATTATTAAACGACTAGAATCTAGTACGGGTGCGGCAGTGACTGTACAAATGGATGGTGGAGGATTTTCTACCAATTAATTGATAAATATATGCGTAGTTAATACAAGGACGCATATATGTCAAGACCTAAGCCAAAAATTCTATTAGAATATATAAACAAAAAAAATTATAAAAGCGAACAAATTTTAGAAGCTGATGCCATATGGGCAGTCTTTTATAAACAAGAGCCTTTTAATCTAAAATCGTCTAGTAGTCTTACTAGCTATCCGGGTCCTAAATATAAGAAGGTTTCATTTAGTAATCCGGGCCATGCACACAATTTGGCTAAAAAGTTAAATCAAATGTTTAACTGTGACGACTTTGAAGTTGTCAAATTAACCAGTGGTGAAATTATTAAATGATTTCCAGAGAAACTTTTACTAAGATCTTTTTGCAACAAAAAGACAAAAGTATAGATGAAGCTAATATAAAACATCATATGTACAAATGGTGGCAAAGTCACCGAAGCAAGGATCAGGGCGGTTTACGTCTTAGTGATGACGGTTTTGATTTTTTAACAAATGAATTGGAATTAAAAATGTATGAAGTTCCATTCACTGAGCCAATCGAGCTAAGTCCGCAAACCATTATATTTTTTGATAGAAATATGGACTGTCCATATTATCTCACAAACCAAAGTATTACCGTTTTTTCTGAACGTAAGAGTTTTGAGCTATATATGTTTTCGGACGATATTCGAAAATACGGACTAGTCAAAGCAATGAATCGCCAAAACAAAGATAACCAAACGGACGAAAACTCCTAAAAAATTAGTTGACGTGCTTGCTGTTAGGCAGTATAATAGATACATAGACAGTTAAACTTCAACGCTTTTTTAACCCAGGAGT